ATGCAATCGTGGGCCGTTACAAGGCCGACACTCCCATTCGTCGGTGACCCATGCAGAGTTTAGAAGCCTTCCTCCACAATGAATGTGCCTCGCCCATTCAGGCGGTGGCGTCCCGCGATCCGCGCACCGGCAACCTCATTTTGACGCTGACCGGCGGCGATGACGGCAAAGTCGCCACTTTTCTGGTGATTGGCAACATGGTCCAGCCCCAGGCGGGACAGTGACATGCTCAAATATCTCGCGCCCTTCCTCGCCATTTTCGGCAAAGTTCTGGACCTGCTCGCCGGTCGGCAAGCGGCCCAGCGCTCCAACATTGATCGACAGGCGGGAGCGGACGCGGTCAACGCTCAAACCGAACGGAGCACGCTCGATGCGATCTCACGCGCTAATGCCGCTGCTGTTGAGCAGTCTCGCGCTGATCTTGACCGCTTGCACGACGACGACGGCTTTAAACGGCCCGACGGAACTGGTGACGGCAGCGGCACCAAGCCAGCCGCCAAGACCTGAGGTTTATTGCAACACCTTTCGTCCGATTTTCTGGGCCGACAAGGACACTGATCAAACCATCCGCCGGGTAAAAGAGGAAAACGCCAAATGGAAAGCCTTATGCGGGCCACCGCCGATTTCAACAAAGTAGCCATCTCATTGTTTACGCATGCGGTGATGCTGGCGCTGGTCGTAATGGAGAGCTTCTGTGATTGACGCCAATTCTTATGCACCCTGGGCGGCTATTCTTCTGTCGGTGATTTCGGCCATCTATGCATGGCGGACCCGGCGCGACGACAAGAGCGACGCAAAATTTTCTGATTTAGACAAGAAAATAGGCGTCAGGATAAGCGCGATCGACTCCGACATATCGGACGTCAAAGGTCGGCTGACCAAGATCGAAACGCACATCGAAGACCAGCCGACCAAGGAAGATTATCACAAGCTCGATTTGAGCCTGGTCGAGATCAAAGGCTCGTTGAACACGCTCGCCACCACCTTCAACGAACGGTTCAAGCCCATCAGCGCCATGGCGGAGCGGCTGCAGGATTTCTTCGTTGAGGAAAGCAAAACCCGCAAAACCAGATCACGCAACGGGGCTTCTGAATGAGTATGGATCGCATTATCCGCGAGGAGGCCCGCTATATTGTTTTGCGCGCCCTCAATGATACGCCGGATTACACCCTCAGTGACGCACTGCTCGAGCGGTTCCTCGAAGAATTCGGCATTCGTCGCAGCCGCGAATTCGTGCGCTCGGAACTGTCCTATCTCGCCGACATCGGCGCGGTGACGGTCAAGAAATTCGAGACCACCTCGATCGCCAAGGTCACTCAGCGCGGGCGGGATCATGTGGCGCGCAAGATCGTTCTGGACGGTGTGAAGCGACCGAACCCGGAGGGTGAATAATGGCGCGCGTTGGACGGGGTCGGCTGTCGTCGCTCGACCTCCTGCCGGAAGAGGCGGAGGACGATGTCCTCTGGGCATTCGGGCAGCTTAAGGCCAACAAGAAAACACAGGTCGAGATTTTAGAGAGCCTCAACCTGCGCCTGAGCATGAAGGGCATTGAGCCGATTTCATCGTCGGCATTCAACCGCAAAGCCATGCGGCTCAACAAAATGTCGACGCGCCTGTCGGAGGCCCGCGAAATTGCCGGTGTTCTGGCCAACCGCTTCGAGGACGGCTCGGACGAAGAACTGACGTTGCTGGTCTCGGAAACCATTAAAATGCTGGTCTATGAGACCTTGGAGCGCGTCGACAATCCGAAAGCCGACGTGTTCAGTTCCGAAATGCTCGGCAATCTTGCCAATGCCCTGAAATCTGCCGAACAGGCCAAACGGATCAGCGTCGACACCCGCTCGCGCATCGAGAAGGATTTCAAGGTCAAGGCTGAAGACGCCGTTGAACAGGTGGCTAAAACCAAAGGACTTAGCCAGGAGAGCACCGACGCGCTCAAAGCCGCGCTGCTCGGCATTCGCCGCCCTGAAAAGGGAGCATAGCCATGTCCCGGCTCATCACTGAAAAGGAATGGGCCGAGCACCGCCGCTCGGCCATCGAAATCTCGCCCAATATTATGACCGGCCTGCCGGACGTCTTCCTGCCGTATCAAAAGCAGCTGCTGGAAACAACGGCGATCAATCAGGTCACCATCGTCGAAAAGAGCCGCCGCACCGGCGTCACTTGGGCGGCAGCGGCCGACGCCGTTTTGACCGCAGCTTCCGATAAGTCCGCCCGCGGCATGGACGTGCTTTACATCGGCTATAACCTCGATATGGCGCGCGAGTTTATCGATACGGCGGCCATGTGGGCAAAAGTGTTCAATTCTGCCGTGACCGAAAGCATCGACGAATTCATGTTCGACGATGGTGATCCGGACAGCAGCATTATGGCGTTCCGCATCCGGTTTGCCTCCGGATTTGAAATTGTCGCGCTGGCCTCACGTCCCCGATCGCTGCGCGGTCGCCAAGGCTATGTGATTATCGATGAGGCGGCATTCCACGACGATCTGAAGGGCGTGCTGCAGGCGGCGATGGCACTGCTGATCTGGGGCGGTAAAGTCCTGATCATCTCGACACACAATGGTGAGGACAACCCCTACAATCAGGTTTTGAAGGACGTTCGCGGCGGTAAATTGCCCTATGCGATCTTGCGCGTCGACATCGACGATGCTCTGCGCGACGGCATCTATCAGCGCATTTGCCTGGTGACCGGCGAAAAATGGACGGTCGAAAAAGAGGCCAAGTGGCGCGCCGACCTGATCGCTGTCTACGGTTCGGGTGCAGATGAAGAATTGTTCTGCATTCCCTCCGAGAGCGGCGGCGCATGGTTGACGGCTCCTCTGATCGAGGCCCGCACCCGCGAGGAAATCCCGGTTGTTCGGTTAGCTAAAAACAACGAATTCACCCACTGGCCGGAGCATTTGCGACGGGCCGAAATTGATGCGTGGTGCAATGAACATCTGCTGCCCTTGCTCAAAACCTGCGATCCCATGCTGGCCCATTATCTGGGCGGCGATTATGGCCGTGTCTCCGACCTTACCGTTTTCTGGCCGCTCAGCGTGCAGCGCGATCTCAAAAGGCACACGCCCTTCGTGGTGGAACTACGGAACATACCGTTCGACGGCCAAGCTCAAGTGCAGGACTATCTCATGGCGCGACTGCCGCGCTTCTCGGCGGCCGATCTCGATGCCACAGGGCTCGGCGCGTCAATGGCGGAGCACGCGGCGCAAAGGTTTGGCCGCAATCAGCTCGACAAGAGCAAAGGGCCGGTCGGGCGCATCGCCGAAGTGAAACTGTCCGTCGAGTGGTATCGTGAGAACATGCAGCCGCTGAAAACGGCGTTTGAAGACGGAACCATTGATCTGCCGCGCGATGCCGACACGGTTTCGGATTTCAAAATTATCGAGGTGGTGCGCGGTGTGGCCACCGTTCCGGCGATTAAATCCGGCATCAAAAAAGACCGCCACGGCGACAGCTGTGTCGCCTGCGCGCTGGCCTATTCAGCCTCCCGGCGAACCGTTCTCGCCTATGGCTATGAGAGCGCCAGCACATTGAGCCGCTCCGAGGCGGATGACCTCGGATTTAAGGAGAAATCGCTATGGTAGACCAGGTGCAACCCTACATTGGTTTGCATGGGCCGTCGCCCATTCTGGGGCCGGACGGTTCGCCCGCGCAGCGCAAGCCGATCATCGAGGAGGTGGCACGCCCCGAAATGGCAGGCGTCCGCGCGCTTTGGGACGAAACCGTCGCTTCAGGCCTGACGCCGCAGCGGCTTGCCTCAATCATGATCGAATGCCGGCGCGGGGACATCCGCCAGTTTCTGACGCTCGCCGAAGAAATGGAGGAGCGGTTCCCGCATTATGCCGCCGTGGTTGGCACCCGCAAACGGGCCTTGGACGGGATCAAGCCGGGCATTAGCTCGGACAGTCCGCCGGGCGTCCCGAAGGCGGTGCTCGAGGACGTGGAAGCATTGGTCAGAGATCCGTCTTTCCCGGATTTGGCCGAAGACTTGCTCGACGGACTGGCCAAAGGCTTTTCGGTTTGCGAAATCGCCTGGGAAGCCCGCGACGGCAAATGGTGGCCGCGCGAGTTCGTATGGCGCGATCCGAAGTATTTCACTTTCGACTTCATTTCGCGCTCGACCCTTCGGCTGGCTGAACTTGGCACAGTGGACGGCGTCGAAATCCCGCCCGGCAAATTTATCCAGCATCTGCCTCGTCTCAAGGCTGGCATTCCGATCCGCGCGGGCCTCGCCTATTCGGTGGCGTGGATGTTCATGTTCTCGTCATTCACGGTCAAAGACTGGATGGCGTTCATGGACGTGTTCGGCATGCCGTTGCGGGTGGGCAAATATCATCCGATGGCGACGCCGGATGAGCGTCGGGCCTTGCTGCGGGCCGTGACGCAAATCGCCACCGACGCCGGGGCGGTCATTCCTGAGAGCATGCAAATCGAGTTCATCGAGCCGAAGGGCAACAGCCAGGCGCCGTTCGAGGATGCGGCGCGGTTCTTCAATGAGCAGGTCTCCAAGCTGGTGCTTGGCCAAACCATGACCAGCGACAACGGCTCCTCGCTCGGACAGGCCAAAATTCACAATGAAATCCGGATCGACATTTTACAGGCAGATGCACGCCAACTGGCGAAGACGGTCAACCGTGATTTAATCCGCTGGTTTGTCGCCTATAATTACGGGCTGGGCGTGCCCTGTCCGCAAATCGAATTCCCGGTCAAAAAGCCGGAGGACGTCAAGGTGCTCTCGGCCTCGCTGGCTGAACTCGTGCCGCTCGGGCTGGAAGTTTCTCAATCCGACATCATGTCGAAGCTCGGCCTGTCGCCACCGCAAAAGGGCGACAAGCTGCTGAAAGCCCCCACCGGCGCAGCGCCGCAGCTGGATAAATCTGCGCTCTCGACGGGGCCTAGCCTCAACAACAGTCACGTCAACGGTTGCCAGTGCGGCGGTTGTCGCCGCCTGATGGCCTATAATTCATCGCATGTTGACGATCCCACCGACGTCATCCGTGCCGAAGGTCTGGCCGATTGGGAGCCGCAGGCCAACGGGCTGATTGAGGGGGGTTTAAAGGCGGCTAAAAAGGCCAAGTCCTATGA